AACAATGGGTTGGTTGTTATCATCAAACAAAAACACTTACGTTTTCATTGGCGACATTAATTTCAATGATGATGGCACAATCCATGAGGGTGGTAACTCAACAGTAATACCAAAATCAAATATACTAAAACTTAAGGAGATAAAAATATGACACAATTAGATGAAGGACACTTTCATTTACACAGTGCAAACAAAGATAAAAACTTTCAAGCCAAAAAAACTATGAAAAATATGAATGACTTTCATAACAATAAATCAAAAATTATGTTGGTTGATGGAGACTTACTTGCTTATAAGATTACTTCTAGCCTAGAAGAACCTGTTGATTGGGGTAATGATGTATGGACTTTACATTCAGACTTCAAAAAAGCAAAACAATTATGGATACAATCAATCGCTTATTATTTAAGCATAACAAGTTCGAAAGATGTTGTTGTTGCTTTTTCTGATAAAGTTAATTTTAGAAAAGAATTAGACAGCACTTACAAGTCACATAGAAAAGGTATTAGAAAACCAGTTTGTTATTCACCATTAAGAAAATGGATTGAAGAAACTCACAAGTGTGAAACCTTTACTTCATTAGAAGGTGATGATGTTTTAGGATTACTAGCTACAGGAAAATACAAAGACAATAATGTAATTGTTTCTGGTGATAAAGATATGAGAACAATACCTACATGGCATTGTTTTATTATTGATGACAGCATTGAATATGTAGACGAACTGAAAGCAAACTACAATTTCTGTCAGCAAGTTTTAGTTGGTGATGCTAGTGATGGGTATTCAGGACTTAAAGGTTGTGGTGCAGTTAAATCATCAAGAGTTCTTTTAGATAAGAAAAATATAGATGAACTTTGGGAAGCAGTATTACAAGAGTATCAGAGAAATGGTTATGAGATGTCTGATGCGTACCATCAAGGAAAACTTGCAAGAATATTAAGAGATGGTGAATACAATTATAAAACTAAACAAATAATATTATGGAGAACAGATGGAAGCGATAAAAATTCTGGAATTAGCAAAAAAGCTAGTTAGTACCGATAGAGAAGATAAACATGGAGACAAGGTAGTAAACCACGAAAACATTGCAAGATTATGGACTGGCTACCTTCAAAACAAAACTAAACTAACTTTAACTATATTACCTGAAGATGTGGCAAACCTAATGACCCTTCTAAAAATAGCTAGAAGTCAGGGTGGAAGTTTCAATGCTGATGATTTTGTTGATGCCTGTGGGTATTCAGCAATAGCAGGTGAGATTATAGCAATGAGAAAAAAACAATTAAGTACCACTTTAGGAGTATCCAATGATGAAAAAACCAAGAATTAGTGAAGAAGTCATTGAGTACCTTGACGTTGTCTTTCCTGACAAATGTCCAAACATAGAAGATAACGAAAAACTTGTTTGGTTTAAAGCAGGTCAAAGGTCAGTCGTTAATCATTTAATAAAAGAAATCAAACAACAAGAGGAAAACTAGACATGTGTTCATTTTCAAGACCAAGTCCACCACCTGCTCCAGAGCCTATTCCAGTTGCTATGCCTTCAGTGTCAAATGCTACTACAAAGCAAAAAGCACCTACGGAAGCAAACAATAGTTCTGCAAGTACATCAGTTGCGTCTAACTACGCAAGAAAAAGGGTTGGCAGAGGTTCTTTAAGAATACCTTTAGCTTCAAGTGGTAGTGGATTAAATTTTCCAACTGCATAATAAATGAAGACGGAGAAGTATACTTTGAGTGACGATACCATCAACAATACACAAAATCAAAATTCTGTTGAAGGTCAGTACCAAAAGCTAGAACAAGATAGAGAAAGTTATTTAGAAAGAGCAAGAGAAAGTGCAGATTTAACAATACCTTACTTGTATCCTGCCAAAGGTTCTAATGAAAATACTAACTACTCAACCCCATATCAAAGTATTGGAAGTAGAGGAGTTTTAAATCTAGCATCTAAATTGATGTTAGCTTTGTTTCCACCACAAGCACCATTCTTTAGAATTGATGTTGATGAGCTAGTATATAAAAAAATTCAAGGCGACCCAAAAGAAAAGAAACTTATAGAACAAGGTTTAGCTAAAATAGAAAAATCTGTAATGGATAATATTGAAACTCAAAATGATAGAGTTGCAGTATATGAAGCATTAAAACATTTGATTGTATCTGGTAATGTACTTTTACATATTACTGACACAGGGTTAAGAACTTATAGATTAGAAAATTATGTAGTTAAAAGAGACCCACAAGGTCATGTACTAAAAATTATTATTAAAGAAGGAGTGACTGCAAATACACTTCCTGAAAAGATTTTAAGTCAATTAAGATTACAAGACGACACACAAGAAGATAAAACATTAGATTTATTTACATGCGTTAAGAAACATGGAAATAAATATACTGTTCATCAAGAAGTAAAAGGATTTGTCTTATATAAAAAAGAATATACAGAAGAAACATTACCTTACCTTGCATTAAGATTTAATAGAATTGATGGAATGAATTATGGTCGAGGACATGTTGAAAGTTTCATTGGTGACCTAAAATCACTAGAAGGTTTATCAAGAGCAATATTAGAAGGAAGTTCTGCTTCTGCTAAAATGTTATTTCTTGTAAGTCCTTCAGGTACTACTAGAGCATCAGCAATAGCAAAAGCTAGTAATGGTGCAATTATTGAAGGTTCAGCATCAGATGTAACTGTACTACAAGCCAATAAATTTGCTGATTTTAGAGTAGCTTTAGAAAGCATGAATAGAATTGAACAAAGACTTCAATTTGCATTTCTTCTAAATGCTAGTGTCCAACGACAAGCCGAAAGAGTAACTGCAACAGAAGTCCAATTAGTGGCGAATGAATTGCAAGATGCACTTGGTGGTGTCTATGGAATATTAACAACAGAATTTCAACTGCCTTATCTTAATACTAAATTGGCAATGTTAAGACAGAAGAAACTTCTACCAGACCTTCCAAAAGATTTAGTTAAAGTAAAAATTATAGTCGGCATGGAAGCATTAGGTAGAGCAAGTGATAGATTAAAATTATTACAATTTTTATCTGACCTTTCAAACACATTAGGTGCTGAAGTATTAGCAAGACACATTAATCTTGAAGACTGCATTAAGAAATTTGCAGTAGCTAACCAGATTGATGTTGTTGGTCTAATTAAATCATCTGAACAACTACAACAAGAACAACAACAAGCACAACAGCAACAACAGGCACAACAGATGCAAAATATGGCAACTGACCCTAGAGTAGCTGTTCCTATGATGGAACAACTTGCTAACTCTGGTGCAACTGTACAAGCTGAAGATGGCGAAGTTGTAATTAACCAAGAGGAATAAAAAAACTATGGCAATTTACGAAAAAGTAGAAATCAATACAGCAGAAGCACAACCAACCGATGCAGATGCTATTGCAGAATTAAAAGCACAAGGTATCAATGTTGATACAGGAACAGATGAAGATGGTAATAGAGCCATCGCAACTGAACCTAACATTGATGCACAAAATCTTGAAAACCAAAGACCTGAATGGTTACCAGAAAAATTTAAGTCTGCTCAAGAATTATCTAAAGCATATAGCGAATTAGAAAAACAATTTTCAGGTAAAAAATCTGAAGCAGAACCAGTAAAAGAAGAAGCTAACAAAGATGCTTTGGAAATTCCTAAAGGTACTCCAACAGGTTTTAACATGGGAAAATTTGCTGATGAGTATGCTGACAAAGGTGAACTATCAGAAAATAGTTATACTGAATTAGCAAAACAAGGATTGGATAAATCCCTTGTTAATGAATACATCAAAGGTCAAAAAGCTATTGCTGAAACACAATCAGCACAAGTTTATGACACTGTAGGTGGACAACAAAAATATGGTGAACTTATTGATTGGGCTAGTAAGAATTTAAGTGAAGGTGAACAAACTGCATTTAATGACTTAACTTCAACAGGAAGTATTGACCAAATAAAATTAGCTGTTCATGGTATTATGACTAGAGCAGGAATGTCTGCTTCACAAAATCAACCTCAAGAGATGATACAGGGTGATGTTAATAATACATCAATAGAACAATTCAATTCAGTACAACAAGTTACTGAAGCTATGAACGACCCAAGATACGATAAAGACCCAGTTTACAGAAAGCAAGTTGAGAGAAAACTAGGTAATAGCAGTGTCTTTTAATGGCTAGAGACTACAAGAGAGAATATGCAGTCCGAAGTAAAGAAGATAGAGATAATAGGCAGAATAGACGAATAGCCAGAAGACTAATGGAGAAGAAGTTAGGAACTAAAGCTATTCAAGGTAAAGACGTAGACCATAAAGACAAGAACCCAAGAAACAATTCTAGAAGCAATCTCAGAATAAGAAGTAAATCAGCTAACAGAAGGGATAATCACTAATGTGGTTAAACCTACTAGGTATGGCAGTGAAAACTTCTGCCAAATTATATTCTGATAAACAGAAGACTAAAGAAGCAATGTCTACTGCAAGATTACTTCAAGCAGAAAAAATGGCATCAGGAGAAGTTGAATACAGTGGAAAAATATTAGAAAGTCACAAGAACGATTTAAAAGATGAATTTGTTTTAGTTTTAATTTCAATTCCAATTATTTTATTAGCTTGGTCTGTATTTAGTGATGACCCAGAAATTCATAAAAAAGTACAATTATTCTTTGACCATTTCAACAACCTACCTTTTTGGTTTCAAGCATTGTGGGTTTCTGTGTGTGGTGCAATTTTTGGAATAAAAGCTACAGATTTAATTAAACGTAAGTAATGACTAAACCTGTTGGTAATAATTATGAAAAGAAAACCAGACGTAAAGTTGGCAGACATAAGAAAAATTTAAACAAAGATGAAAGAAGAAGTTATAAAAAATATAACAAACAAGGAAAATAATGAAAACCATTTTATTATTCATTAATCATTACTCTAGTAAAATTAATGTTTGGTCATGGCAGAAGTTATGGGGAAATAGAAAAACAGGAATAGGATACAAAAAGTAAACCATCATCTCTCATAAGAGAGGTGGCTTATCAAAATTCGTTAAAGAATGCCTGACACGTCAGAGAACTTTCAAATAAGAAAATTAGATAGGTGTTTTAACTTAAACACTAACAATAAAAATAAAGGAGACATATATTATGTCAAACGCAACACCAAGTAGACTGGGTCTAGTTAACGCAACTGGAACTGGCTACAACGATTTATTTTTAAAAATCTATAGTGGAGAAGTTCTTGCATCATTTTCAAGAGAGAACGTGATGTTAGGAATTACAAACACTAGAACGATTTCTAATTCTAAGTCGGCAACTTTTCCCGTTGTTGGGACTACAACAAGTGGTTACCATGTAGCAGGAAATGAAATCGTGGGAGATAGCATCAAACACAACGAGAAAGTAGTACATGTAGATGACATGCTTTTAGCATCTTCATTTGTTTCTGAAATCGATGAATTAAAGAATTATTTCGATATTAGAAAAATCTACGCAAATGAAATGGGTCAAAGTTTGGCTCGTACTATCGATAATAACTTGCTTCAGCTTGTTATGATTGGCTCGGCTACGGCAACTCCAAATGTTACTGGTGGTAATGTAGGTTCAAAAATCATTGATGCAGACTGTAAAACAAATTCTACATCTATGATTGCTTCAATCTTCGAAGGTTTACAAAAACTTGATGAGAATGATGTACCTTCTACTGACAGATACATTGTTGTTTCACCTGATATTTATTATCAGTTGGCTAATAACGATAAACTATTATCAAGAGACTTTTCTTCAATGAATGGTGATTTTGGTAAAGGTACAGTCGTTAGTTTAGGTGGTGTTCCAGTAATTAAAAGTAACTCAACTGTTACTGCATTTACTGACCACTCATCAGACGCAACAGCAGGAAGAAACAACACTTATAATGTCGATGGACAATATACAGGTGCAGTTCTTTTTCACAAAAGTTCAATCGGTACAGTTAAATTGAAAGATTTAGTTGTAGAGACTACTTATGATGCAAGAAGAATTGGTTCACTAATTACATGTAGAATGGCTTTAGGAAGTTCAGTCCTAAGACCAGAAGCATGTATTTCAGTAGCTTCTCAATAATAATTGAGACTAATACAGGGCAAGGATTAACCACAGACAACTTGCCCTGTGTTTACAAAATTCCAAAAAAAACTATGACAATTCAAACTAGAACAACAGAACTAGAAGCTGTTAATACTATTTTAAGTACAATAGGGGAAGCACCTCTATCTACCTTAACAGGAAGTTTACCTGTTGATGGGACAATGGCTAAATCAGTATTGAATGAAATATGTAGAGAAGTTCAAAGTATGGGTTGGCATTTTAATACTCATTACAAATCTACATTAAGTAAAGATGTTACTGGCAAAATACCTTTAGCAAATAATGTTTTAAGAGTTGAACTTGACCCTTACAAAAGTTCTAAAACAGATTTTGATATTGTTCAAAGAGATGGCTTTTTATATAATCTTGCAACTAACACAGATGTATTCACACAAGACTTTAAAGACGTAACACAAGTTTATTTATTAGACTTTGCTGAAATACCAGAACAAGCAAAAAGATATATTACAATTAGAGGTGCTAGAGTATTCCACGATAGAACTTTAGGTGCTAATACTTTACATAAATTTTCTTTAGAAGATGAACAGAAATCTTTAGTTGTTTTGAGACAAGCAGAAGCACAAACAGGAGACTACACAGTATTTGATAGTCCTGAACAAAATTATACAATTTCAAGAAACAAATCTAGTTGGTGGTACTAAACAATGGCTTTAGTCTCTAGAACTATTCCTAATTTAGTACAAGGTGTTTCACAGCAACCAGAAGTATTAAGATTATCTAGTCAAGCATCAATTCAAGAGAATGGTTTTAGTTCTGTTGTAGAAGGTTTAAAGAAAAGACCATCAACTGAATATTTAGCAAAGTTAAGTAGTACAACTCCTAACAATGCTTATATGCACACTATCAACAGAGATACGACTGAAAGATATATTGTTCAAATTACAAATGGTGCAATAGCAGTTTATACAACAGCAGGGGTTTCAAAAACTGTTGTAATGCAAACAGGTGCTTCAACTTATTTAACATCTACAGACCCAAGAGGTGATTTTCACTGCATAACTGTTGCTGATTATACGTTTATTCTTAATAAGACTAAAACGACTGCAATGGCTTCAACAACAAGTTCAGCTAAAGTGGAACAAGCAGTTTACACAGTATTACAAGGAGTAACTGCTACAAAATACTCAATAACAATAGATGGTTCTACTTATGACTTCACATCTACAAATACAGATAGTGAAGCTATTAGAGATGGTGTGAAATCAGCTTGTGGTTCTATTAGTAATATTACATTTGCAAATATTGGAAACTCAAGTTTCTCAATAATTAAATCTTCAGGAACTCTTGCTGTTACATCTAGTGATGGATATGGAGATGATGCTTCACAAGTAGTTGGAGATACAGTACAAAATTTCGTAGACCTACCTTCACCTGCAATAGACCAAATGGTTGTTGAAATAACTGGTGATGCAACAAATAATTTTGATAATTATTATGTTAAGTACAAATCTACAGGTGATGTATGGCAAGAAGTAGTAGCACCATCAACAGTAACAACTATTGATAAATCTACAATGCCACATGTTCTAATAAGAACAGCAGATGGTAATTTTAGATGTACTCCAGTAGATGGAACAACATATACAATTTCAAGTATAGATTATGAAACTCCTAAATGGGGTGAAAGAGTTTGTGGAGATTTAGTAAGTGTTCCTGACCCAGAATTTATTGGAAGAAAAATAAATGATATTTTCTTTCACAAAAACAGATTAGGATTTTTAGCAGATGAAAATGTTTTAATGTCAAGGAGTGGTGAATTTTTTCATAACTTCCCTGAAACAGTTACAACTGTATTAGCAACAGACCCAATTTCAGTAGCAGGAACTCATAATAAAGTTTCTATCTTAAGAAATGCTATTTCTTTTGATGAAGAACTTTTAATATTTTCTGACCAAACACAATTTATACTTAAAGGTGCAAGTGGAACTATAACAGCAGAAAATGTTTCAATAAATGTTTCAACAGAATTTGAAGCATCACCTAATTGTAAACCTGTTGGTTCAGGAGCAAATGTATTCTTTGCATTTAATAAAGGAAGTTATACAGGATTTAGAGAATTTTTTATTAAAGCAGATAATGATACTAAAAGTGCAGATGACATCACAAGTAATGTACCAAAGTATATTCCTAAAAATGTTCATAAACTAGCGATTGCTACAAATGAAAATATTTTATTAGCTTTATCTTCAGATGAACAAAATGCAATTTACGTTCACCAATATTTCGTAAGTGGTGCTAAAAGATTACAAAGTGCATGGCACAAGTGGACTTTTGGAACTTCTTCTACTGATAAAATTTTAAATATAGATTTTATAGAAAACACTCTTTACATAATTAATCAAAGAAGTGATGGGGTTTATCTAGAGACTATGGATATATCACCTGCTTATGTGGACACTGGAGCAACCTATTTAACTCATTTAGATAGAAAGGTAAGTAATTCTACTACAGGAGTTTCCAGTTCTTTTGATGCAGGAACTAACAAAACTACAATTACTATTCCATATACAATTAACAATACTATGAAAATTGTAGGTAAATCTGGTGGTTCTAATACAGCAGGACAATCATTAGCTACAGTATCTCAAACAGGTACTAGCATTGTGGTTAGTGGTGATATTACAAGCAATGCATTCTTTATAGGTGAACAATACACATTTACATTTGTATTCTCACAACAATTTATGCAAATTGCAGACACACAAGGTTCAAGAATTTCAGTTAAAGAAGGAAGATTACAAATAAGAAATTGGAGTGTTTCTTACAATGACACTTCTTATTTTACTACAATAGTTTTACCAGTTGGAAGAAGTGCTTCTAATACAACATTCACAGGAACTACAACAGGTACAGGATTATTAGGTACAGTAAATTTGCAAGATGGTGATTATACTTTTGCTGTCCAATCAGAGAACGACAAATTAACAGTAACTTTACAAAACGATAGCCATTTTCCTTCAAACTTCATTAACGCAAGTTGGCAAGGATATTATGTTACAGCATCAACAAGAACCACGTAGTCATTTTAGATTAGCTACCATTGAAGATATAAAATATTTGGCACCAAGATTAAGATACGAAGATAAGAGAGAAATTTTAGCAAGTGTAGGTTTAATACCTTTAGATGCACTTTTATTTTCTTATTCTAATTCAGATTTAGTTTTTACAATAGTAAGTCCTAAAGATGAACCTGTTGCAATATTTGGAGTAGGAGCTTTAGGAAATGGTGTTGGTGGTATTTGGCTACTAGCTACTGATAATTTAAAAGATATTAAATTTGCTTTTCTTAAAGAAAACAAAAAAGTCATTAACTTTCTAAATACTAAATACAAAATTTTATGGAACTTTGTGGATTGCAGAAATTCACTACATATCAAATGGTTGAAGTGGTGTGGTTTCAAATTTATCAACAAAAAAAACGTAGGAGTTTTAAACAAACCTTTTTATGAGGTTATAAAAATTAATTAATATGTGTGTAGAACCAACAACAGCTTTAATGATTGGAAGTGCTTTGTCTTCGGCAATGCAGTACCAACAACAAAAACAAGCACAAAAAAATCAGTATGCTAATCAAAAAAATACAAACGCATTAGCAAAACAAAATGCAATTCAAAGATATGCTTCAGAACAATTAAAGATTAATCAGACATTAAAAAAAGCACAGCAAAAAGGGTATGAAGGAAACCTTAAATCAAAAAGAGTTAGAGCAGATTACATATCTACTCTTGCAAGTTCTAATTTAGCTTTATCAGGTTCTACAGAAGCTCTAATGAGAGATTACTACAGAACTGAAGGTCAATTCACTAATTCAATAAATAGAAATATGAATATTAACATTGCACAATACGAAAGAAATTTAGAAGCAATTCAATTTGGTCAACAAAGTCAGTCAGTTTATGAAGTACCACCTAATCCTGAATTGTTATTTGCTTCAGCAGTAATGAATGTTGGCAATACTTATTATCAACAAAAGTATGACAAAGAATTAAGAGGACTTAAAGGTTAATGGCTAAAGATATTACTTCTATGTTTTCTGGCTCTAAAAAGAGACCAACATTAGATTTAAAACCTGAAGAAAGTTTAGTTTTATCTACAGACTTTAATCTTTTCTATAAGCCTGAAGAAGAACCTGAAATAGCAGGAATGAAGGAGTTTACGAATAGCTTAAAATCTTTCGTAGATGGTACATTGACTAAAGGAGCTATAGCAGGAGAATATAAAGAAAAAGAACTTAATTATGCAGAAGCTAAACAGGATTATGAATTAAATAAGGGTAGATTTAGAGAAGCAGTTAAAAAGGGCGATATAGATGTTACTGGAAACCCTTATTATCTAGAGCATTATAAAGAATTAACTCTTAATGACTGGGCTAATCAATTTGCAGACAAATTACAAAAATCATATTTAAACAAAGGTGTTATTGACGACACTAGAGATGGTGCTTTTGATAGTTTTTATAAAGCCGAAATGGAGAATTTCGTTAAGAAAAATGATTTAGGTTATTTTACACCATTAGAATTAGAGACTGGATTTTTTAAAAAGACTTCTTCTAGCAGAGCAATAATAGAAAACAATCATAGACAAACACAAACAAAATTAATCAAAGGTAAGTTTGATGAAAAAGTAATCAACAATACTTTTGGTGTTATTTCAAAGTACAAAACTATGGCAGAAGATGGTTCAATTCCTTTTGATATTATTCTTAATGGTATAGCTGATGAACTTAATGTTTCTATAAGTGCTATTGAAGGTGTTAGTGGAGATGGCACATATACAATAGATACAATATTTAAAGGCATAGAAGGTTACATATCTTCAACAACTGATTTTGATTTTGCTAAAAAATTAATATCTCAACTTCCTGCTAAACTTTATGCAGGAAATAATTCATTAGAAAATATTGGAAGAATTAAAAAGAAAACAAATGATTTGTTAGGCTTGATTATAGCTAATGAAACACAAGATTATAAATCTAGAAATGATTTAGCAACAGTACAAGAAACTAGAGAAATTATTAAAACACATCAATTTTTAGATAAGCAACCTGATGACTTTAACATAATGGCATGGAGAAATTCATCAGACAGAACTAATACAGAAATAGCTACATCAGATAAATGGATTAAGGCTCAATCTTTTGATGGTGGTAATTCAGATAATGACTTGGCAATGGCAGAAGTACATTCTTTAGTTAGAGAAGGTAGATTTGAAGAAGCAGATGATTTAGCTGAAAAATATACAATAGATTTACAAATTAGAAAATCTAGTTTGCAAAGTTTAAGAACTACAACAATTCCTCTTTATCAATCACATAAAGATAAACCAATTTTTAATCACCCAAGATATGTAGAGGTGATGACAGCAATTAGAAGCTCCATTCAACAAACACAAAAAGGTGGAGATAAACTTCAAGGTGTTAAAGCTCAACAATGGATAGAAGAAACAATGTTGGAATGGTATGACGAAAATTATAAAAATTATATTGGAAAGAACGCAGAATTTAAAAAGTTATTCCTAAAAGAATTTAACGAAAACTTATTAATTATTCAATCAACTAGAACTGGTGATGGTGATGGTCTTCTTTTCACTGCATTTAATTACACAAGTGAAAGTTCAAAAATGAGCATCGATACTACATTCCAAAAATTAGACAATGAAAAGGCTAAATTAAAATAATGATTACAAGACAAATGCCTGATGGCACTCTCAAACAATATGAAGAAGGTACTTCTGAAGCAGTTATTCTAGCTGACTATGAAGCAATGCAGACTAGTATTGGGAAAGATACTAAAGGTGCTTTAGCTGATGTTTCTAAACCATTAAGAAAGAATTGGTTATTTGATACAATCGCAGTTGCTCCTTATGAAGCATCAAGAAAAGTTATTAATTCTGGTTTAGACCTAGCAGAGGGAATAGGTGACACTTTAGGAGATAAGTTTAATGTTGGTGGTTGGAGATACGGAGAAAATGCCGAAAATGGCATCGTTGAGTATGTAAATTACGAAGATGCTAAAAAGGACAAGAATGTTCATGGTCTTATTAATCCATTTTCTGGTTATGTAGGAGTTAAAGATGCTACTAATATTAAAGGTTTCTATCACGACCCTTCAGACCCTAACAATGATAATCACACAAAAACATTAGCAGGAAATTTAGTAGAAGGTGTTGGACAGTTTCTAATTGGATTTAAAGGTGTTGATAAACTTTTCAAGATTGGAAAGATTGGTGAAGCATCAAGTAAACTAGGAAAATTTGGACAGATGATGACCAAATCTGCTATTGCAGACTTTGTAGCTTTTGATGAAAACACTGGAAGACTTACAGACCTACTAGAAAATTATGCACCAGATACAGTAGATACATATTTATCTTATTTAAAATCTGACCCAACAGATACTTATTGGGAAGGCAGAATGAAAAATGCCATTGAAGGAGCAGGTATAGGTGGAACTGCTGATATATTATTTAGATTATTAAGAGTAAGTAAAAACGGCATCAGTAAAATGATGAACAAAGGTCAAGTAGAAAAAGATTTAATAGTTATTAATAAGTATGAAGAAACTTTAGAAACTATTAATCAAAAAATAGACCAAAATACTACTATGGCAGAAAAGATGAAGCTAATGAATGAATTAGCTGATGCTTCTGCAAGTGGTAAACAATTTAAAACAATAGACACACTTACTGATGCGAAGAAAACTCAAATCATAATTGATGCTACTAATAATGGATTAAAAAAGAATTTCGAAAAATGGAAAAAAGGAGAATTAAGTTCTGAAGAAGCATTTAATATTCCTGAAACTTTCATTAATTTAAAAAGTTACAAACAAGGTCTTTCTTATGAAGGATTAAAAACTTTTAAAACTATGTACGATACAGTGCATAAATTTAATAAAAAATTAGACAAAAGAATTACAGACGAAACAGTAAAGAGAAAAGCTATCAATGAATATGGTGGAGATATTAATAAAGTATTTCAAACATTTAGTAAATTTGCAGACAACATAGATGATACTAACTCATTAATATTTGCTCACGAAGTTGCATACACATCTTTAATGAATGCATTTCCTAGTTTTGTAAGAAATTATAAATCAGGTATTAAAGGCTACAAAAGAGCTGATATGGATTTAATGTTCTTCATGTTAGAGAACATGGGTAACAACTCAAAGATTGTTAAAAGTGCAAGTGGTAGAAATTTAAGAATATATCAATTAACTAAAGAAGAATTTGCTAATTCAAAATTAGTAGAAGAACAAATTTTAAAAGCAAAAGATACTTATAAAAATTATGGTGGTGGTGAAAAAGGTTTTGAAAGATTTTTAGACCAAGTAGCAATCGCAGATAACCCAAGTGCATTAAGAAAAATTATTCAATTAACTTGGACTAATAAAACTTGGAATGTATTAAATGAGTATTGGATTAATGCTCTTTTATCTTCTCCTAAAACGCAAATGGTAAATACTACATCAAATGCGATTGTAATGGGTCTACGACCTATTGAAGAAATGCTAGGTAATAAACTTTCACAGTTAATCTCTAGTGGTGACCAAATTAAAGTTACAAAATTTAAAGAACAATACGAAGAAAGTCTTGCAACATTAACTGGTCTTTCTCAATACATAGGTGATGCCACTAAATACATGAAACAGGCATTTAGAAATGGTGAACAAGTTTTACAAAAAGGTGACATCGAAGCAGGTAAATTAGATACTGCTAATAAAAAATCAATAAGTAGTGATAGTACAGGTGCAATAGGTAATGCAATCAATACAGCAGGTACTATTATTAGAATACCTTCTAGATTTCTTAACGCAGGTGATGAGTGGTTTAAACAAATTAACTACAGAGCAAAATTAAGAGCAATAGGTATTACTGAAGGAAAATTTAGAAACCTTAAAGGCAAAGAATTACAAAAATTTAGTGATGAGCACTTTAGAATGGGCTTTGATGAAAGTGGCACTAAAGGTATTCACGAAGACGCATTAAAATATGCTGAAGAAAATACTTTTCAAAATGAATTAGTTGGAATTACTAAAAGTTTTCAAGATATAATTTTAGCAAATCCATTTTTAAAACAATTCTTTCCCTTCGTTAAAACACCTTTTAACATTGCAAAACAAATTGTTGATAGAACACCAATCGCAGGACTAACATACAATAGAAGACATTTACTTGGTACTTCTGGTGACCCAAGAATGATTGCAAAAGCTAGAGGACAAATAGCAATGGGTTCAATTATTTTAGGTGCAGGTTACATGATGGCATCAAATGGAATGATTAGTAACAGAACTAATTATCAAGGTGATGGTCGAAGTTTAGATATAATGAAAGATGGTGAGTTAGTAAGACAAAAGAAAACAGATACAAATTTCAAACCTTATTCAATTAAATTTTCAAATGGTTATCAAATTTCTTTCGGACAACTAGACCCAATCGGTGCAATGCTTGGAATAATGGCAGATTACGTAATGCTATATGACGACATGACTGAAGCAGAAAGAGAACGTATGGGTTTAGATATGCACACAGGTTTACTTGGTGCAGATGATTTAAATGCAACACAGAAATTTTCAGCAGGTGTAAGTGCAATGAAGGGTGCTTTACAAAGAAATACATTAAGCAAAACTTATCTAAAAGCTATGACAGATGTAATAGATGCTTTGCAAAATGAAGATAGTTATGCTTTAGAAAGATATATTTCACAAAAAGCAGGTTCTTTCGTTCCTAACATTTATAAGAAATTTGTTAATGACCCATACACTAGAGATGCAATAGGTTTATTAGATGAAGTTAAAAATAGAACTGGTTTTGGAAACCCTTCTTCTCCTAGATACAATGCTATTGGTGAACCTCACATGGACAAAGATAACTTTGCACACAGGTTAGTTAAAAATGGTCTTGATATATTTGGTACTACTAAATTAAAAGAAGATATTCTTACTGATGAAATTTTAAGATTAGGAAAAGGCTTACCAAATGAAAAGCCTATAATTAACAATATTGATTACAAAAGGTTTACTAAAAAAGAAGGTGGTATGACCATCTCTGCTTGGGATAGATACAATCAATTATTAAATACAGTTAAAAATGGTTCTGGTCGTTCTTTAAGAGAAGAATTGGAACACATGATTAAATCTAAAGATTATCAAAATAAAGCAGACCCTCAAAAATTAGGAGCAGGTCAAACAGCAGGTGTTGATATGACAAGTAAGTGGGGTCAATTAAGAATTATCCAAGAACAATTCAAACTACTTGTAGAACAAAAAATGCAATTACAATTAAAAGATTTCAAGAGTGATGAAGATGAGAGAATGACTTTAGATATTGCTTCTGGAAATATGAACGACAACAAAATTACAATTAATCAACCAAGACTAAACAACAAGAAGATTAAATTAAAACCAATAATGTTATTCGCAGACTAAAAAAACTATGGCATATTCATACTTAACTTACACTGGAAATGGTTCTACTACACAGTACGCAATCAACTTCAGTTACATTGATACTACACATATAAAAGCATATTTAGATGGTACAGTCACAACAGCTTTTACTGTTAGTGGTTCTACTCTTACTTTTAATACAGCACCTACAAATGGAGCTGTTGTTAGAATTGAGAGAGATACACCTATTGATGCAAGATTAGTAGATTTCCAAGATGGTTCAGTTCTTACTCAACAAGAATTGGATATGTCTGCAAACCAAAACTTTTATGTAGCACAAGAAGTTACAGATGACCAAGTTAACAATATGCGTCTTACAACAGCAGATGTTTATGATGCGAATAGTAAAAGAATTATAAATGTAGCAGACCCAACGTCAGCACAAGATGTTGCTACAAAAAACTATTTAGAAAACACTTGGTTATCT